GTTGGTCTAGCCGCCATTATGGATAAACTTGTAATATTTGGTAAACAGAATATTGCAATTTATTCCGGAGCCTCCAATCCGGCTTCCATGGCTCTTGAGGAAGTCATTAAAGGTACTGGGTTAGCCGGTAAGGACAATATAGCCTATGTAGGTACGGACATATTATTCCTAAGTTATGAAGGATTAATGTCCCTGGGCAGACTTCAACAAACTGATGGTAAAGCTCCCATACAGGATTTATCAATAACTGTTCGTAATGATCTTGCCACAATCTTATCATCCGCTACTGTAGCAAATATAAAGACTGCTTATTATCCGGAAGATGGTTTGTTAGTTATCTTTATGCCGGATGAAAAGAAATGTTATGTATTCGATGTTAAGGTACAGACACAATCCCCCAGGGTAACTACATGGCCCCTTACCACGGCTCCCTTATGTGGATTAGGTACGATTGACGGTAAATTATTTATTGGTTTACCTACAGGTGTAGCGGAGTACACAGGATATATTGATGTAACTATTACTTCCGATGGTTCCGGTGGATGGACTTCCACAGATTCAAATTATAGTTATGTATTTCAAACTTCCTGGTTAGATTTAAATTCCCCCACACTTGCCAAGATTATTAAGTCCGGACTTTTTGCAATTACGGGTGGTCGAGGGTCCAGTTCCACAATATCAGTCTATAAAGATTTTGAATTGGGTTCCCCTTATTCCAAAACTATTTCCCTTGTGTCCGGTGTGACCATATCGTTATATACAGGGGGAGATGACGGTGCAGCATTAGTAGCCGGAACAAGATCATTTTATAATAATACAACATTAGTTGAAGTAGCTCCAACAGCTAATGTAAATGGGGCAATAAGTAGTACGACAGCATTAGTAGTTGATGGAAATTCAGGTACAATCGAATCTGGAATGTATGTAACTGGGACGGGTATTGTAGGAACAGTTACAGTCGCATCCTTATCAAATCAAAATAATCTAGTCTTGTCCTCTGCCCAATCATTAAGCAATGATACTGCACTAACATTTAAATCACCAGCTTACGGGTCTACATTAGCTAAATACGGAGCCGCTGCTGGTCCTAAGGACTATAAAGTTTCCCTGGGTCGAACAGGGAAAGTTATTAAATTAAAGATGGATACAACAGTCGAGGGTCATTATTCCAGTTTAACGGCTGCGACATTATTAACTAAACAAGGTAAGATAAGGTAAGAGGAGTAGATTATGGGATGGGATGATTTAAACCCTTTTAATTGGGATTACTCAGGAATGTTTGGAGGCGGTGATTTAACTGCCGGAAATATCCTAGGAGCCGGAATTAAAGGGGGGCTAAGTTATTGGGGAGCTTCCGAAGCTGCCGATGCCGCTAGGGACGCCGCTGGTGTTAATGCAGCCGCAATCAGGGATAACGCAACCGCCGCTCTGGCCGCTGCACAGCCTTGGTCCGTAGGTGGATTAGGGGGAACGGCTCAATTTGATCCAGATAGTCAAAGTGCCTTATTAAATTTATCTCCGGAATTAGCGGAAATATACTCCGGTGCTTTAGGTCGAAGTGGTCTATGGGGAGCGCAAGCTGAGGAACTAGGTTTAAATCCATTTGCCGCTGCCGATAAATTTTATCAAATGAATCAGGCTTTAGTGGCTCCGGAAGAGGATAAACTACGGACTGATATGGAGACACGTTTATTGGCTCAGGGACGCTTAGGAAGCACAGGTGGTCGATATGATGCCACTAAATTAGATGAACTAATTTTACAGGATAGGGCAAAACGTAGAGCTTCCTCATTTAACCAAGCTCAAACATTAATTGATAAACTTCTTGGCAGGGAATCCGGAGATATAGGAACCGCTACTGGAATGCTTGGGATACCATTGGAAATGGGTAATCTTGGGATGGGCGTAGGAGGAAACCTAAGTGGCATAGCAGGGACACAAATGGGAGCTAGAAATACAGCAGCATCTCTTACCGGACAAGCGGATGCTTTAAGTCCATCCGGCACAGCTTTGACTTCCTTAGCTGGATTATTTATGCGGCCTCAACCGACAAAAACATAAGTAGGTAAATATGGCAGTTCCAGGATTAATGGGTGGGGATGTACCGGATTGGTTAGCGGATTGGCTAACTGGTCAAGGATTTTTATCATCAAATTCCCAAACATCTGCACCTAACGGTTTGCTACAGCAATCGAAAGCTATCTTTGATTCCTTAGGTAAAAAACCAAAGGAAATATTCCCTCAAGATAATGAAGGAGGTAGTCCAGTTGGTGATCCGGAACCAATTAATTTTAATGCTTTAACTCCTGAGGAAGTTGCTAATGTTGCTAGAACTGGATTTAAAAATGATACGGAAAAAAACTTGGCTTGGGGTATTAGTTTAATACCAGGAGGAGAGGCTTTTTTAAATTTAGCTATATTAGGTAATAAAAATTCATCAATGGAATATATAAACCAACAATTAGAGTTATTGGATAATGATCCGGCAGTAGATGATGCAAATACTGAACTTTCACGTATTCATAATGAAACTAGAGATTTATATAATAAAGTAAGAGATGAAGTCAGTATAGGACATATAACAACTGATCCTATAAAAGGTGGAGAAAATTTATTAAAACAAGTAGCAAAAATACCTGGGGAATTATTAAGTATACCTAAAAAAGTGGTTGGAAAAGTAACAGGATTATTTGACACATCTACTTATAGTCCCACATTAGGATACTCCGATAAGCAAATAGAGGAAGCAAGGAAAATGGGATTAGAGGGTATAGACCCGTCACCGGATAAAGGACAAAGTAGGCATCCTTCTTCTCCTTCTTCATATACTATACAACCTCAACCTGTATTAGAACAGGTTATTAATGAGATCGGTCCCCCAATGAATTTAACACCTCGTTCAGAAACATTTAAAGGTCCGGACATATTTAATCCGGTAATAGATAAAGGATATAAAGATTATACCTCCCAAAAAGCTATAGCTGATAGAAATCGTGGACTTTGGGATGCTTTAGTAAGGGAAGATTATCATAGGGACCCAAGAAATGAGAATCCTTGGGGTCCTTATGGTTCCGGAGGTAATATACATAAAAGTCCCTATGTGGAAACATTCCAAAAATTAGCACCAAAACAAAAGGTTCTAGGTCCTTTTGCAGCAATTCCTATAGAGGAAGGACCAGTAGAATCAATAGTTAATAATAATATTACTTTAAGTGATATTTATAGTTCAGAAGATGAACGAGCTATGCAACAGGAAATAGTTAATGAAATGCTTGGTGATAATATGGGAGGATTCGGTGGGGAAGGTATTGGTGATGATTACACTGGTTGGACATAATTAAGGAGTTTTTTTAAAATGGCTATTAATCCAATAAGAGGTTTATTCGGTGATACATTCGGGGAAACCTCCGCTCTATTACAGAAAGAGCGTGATGCCCGTGTTAGACAAGCGATGGCTGAGAATATCCAAGGTGGGGGTAATTATTATTCCGCTTTAATTGCCAAAGCTAATCAACAAATGGCTGAAGGGATTTCCGAAGCCGTTGGGGGTATTGGTTCTCAAATGCCCATTATGCAAAAGATGGGCATGAGGGAGGACCCAAGACTTGCCAAAGCGCGTAAGAGATCACAAGATCGTAACGATTTAATGGAAATGTTTAAAGATGCCGAAGCGGATGATGATATAACTGTAGCGGAAAAGGAAGCTATTATTGATGAAATGATGAAACGTGGGTATATTGATGAGGCTACAAAGTTTTCAAAAATTTGGCAAGGGAGATATGCAAATAAAACTGCTAGAGCAAAAGCTCTAAAGGCAGGTAGTCCAGATGTCGGAGATATTTGGATAGATCAAAATGGAAATCAAGTAAAGGGCAATATTGTTGAAATAGGTGGTATTAATTATATGGTTGCGGATGACGGGACAAGGACACAAATACCGTCAACATATAGGAAAATTTCTAAAGGTATGCTGACTAGAAGTATGTTAGATGAAGATAAGTTTTTTGATCTTAAACAAGAATTAAGACTAAACATAAACACGGCAAACAGATTAATTAAATATGCACAAGATGTAGGGAAGGGAGGTAAAGGTTTTCAATTTTTAGCTAATAAAATTATAGGTAATGTTAAATCTTATTTTGGAGCTAATTTAAGCGAGGCTGAAATAAGGGCAAAAATACAAACAGGAAAATTAAACCAATTAATCGGACAATTTCGTTTAGAAACTGTAGGCGGCGGCGTGATGACGGAAAAAGACGCTGAAAGAGTTGTACAGGTTTTAGGGGGTAATCCCTCTGCACTTAGAAGTCCTCAAGTTTTAGGGGAATTACTAGAAGATATGCTAAAGGAAAAAATAGGACTTATAGAAGATAAGATTGGGCAGTATAATGCACAAAGAAAAGTTGGGCCATTTAGAGGAGAGGCTAATTACCCTCTAATGAAAATGCCGAAATTTAATATGAATATTTTTAGTCAGTTAAAACAAGGAAATAAACCGAAACCTAAACCTAAAACAGCTCAATCTTCAGGAGGAGGAGGAGCAACAGTACAAACTCCAAGTGGTGGCACAGCTACAATTACGGTGATAAAATAATGCCTAAGTATAAAATAACTACTCAATACGGAACTTATGAAATCATAGCTGATGACCAAAAAACAGCTTTGGAAGCGGCTGATATGCAAGATCAAAAAACAATAAGTTTAAGGGGTACAGCCGCACCTCCGGCTTATCAAGAAGCACAGGAAGATGGTGGTTTGATTAATTTCCCTATTGATGGTCCCACCGCTGGTTCCGTTATAGGTGGTGCTTTAGGTTCTCCTTTGGGAGTACCTGGAGTAGTAGCCGGAAGTGCTATAGGAGCCGGAGTAGGCTCTATGGGTTCTGATTGGGCAGACGGTACAGATGCAGATATTAATAAAGCTATGTTGGAAGCAGTCAAAACATTAGGTTTAGATATAGCTACTTTTGGGACAATGAGATTAGGCAGACTAGCTTATAATGCTATTAGAGCTAAAGCAGCTAAGGGGGCAAGTCCGGAAGATATAGTACGGGAAATGGCCGCTGGTGATGTAGCTGATTTTGGAACAACCAAAGCTCGTATGCAATCTCAGGAAACATTAATGGATGAGGGACTGTCTTTATCTCCATCACAAACTGGATTAGCTTCAGCCTGGGAAATTCAAAAAGAGAATATAGCCAGAGGAGGATTTTTTGGTAAAGTTCCTTTCCAGAGAATAGAGAGAGAAGCGCAAGATTTAGTGAAGAACCGAATGGCCCAGATAATAGGGGAAGCAGATGCACTTCCGGCTGAAAATTTAGGTAGATCAATTTCAGAGATAATAGATGAAGGACAAAATATTATACGGATGGAATACGGAAAATCTTTAGACGCTATTAAAGGTAGATTATCCGGTATGGTCCCTTTAAAATCTTTAAAGTCATCTTTATCAAACTATCGTAGAGCTAATTCCGATTCCCTAGGTAATAGTACATTAAACCCCTCTACACAAAAAGCTCTAACAGATTTAGAGGGATTAATGGAGGATGCAACACAAGCCCCAGGTAGATTTTTATTGGAATTTGACAAACACGTTAATCAAAAAATAACTGAGGTATCGAATTTTGGATCACAAACATTTAATCCCGTAGCTGCGCGAGAACTTACAAATTTATCAAAAAGAATAAAAGTCCGTATTAGAACAGAAATGAGTAAACTTGATGCTGGGGCCGGAAAAGAATATAGAAGATTGCAAAATTCATATAAGAACGATATTGATACTTTATTTCCAAAGATAAATCGAAGTTTTGTAAATAATGCAAATAAAGGAGTATATGAAACTATGGGCAGGGTATTTACTGCTTCCAATAAAGCGGAAAATATAAATGCCTTTATGAAATCTTTAGAAAGAGCTTATAAATTAGTTCCTAAAAATGAATTACAAAATTTACCATTTGGTTCCTTTAAGGAAGCAAAGGCAGCTATAAGAACTTCCTATGCGGAAAATAGATTAGGGTCCTTAATAACAGAGGAATTAGATGTAAAAAGATTTGTTAAGGAAGCTAAAAGATTAAATGATGCTTCTCATGCCAGTAAAGCAAAAGCTGTTTTAGGGGAATCTTACGGGTCTTATAGACGATTAGTAAATCTCATGGCTGATGTATCTAATAAACCGGAATCAGGTTTAGCTACATTATTCCAACGATCCAAGGAATTTTTAGTTGCTGGTGGTCTTGCTACCGCTGCCGGACAAGTAGCTACTGGAGCAGTAGGAGCAGCCGGAGGAGTTGTTAGTGCTACTGCCGCCGCTGGTGCAGTTCTCATGGGTCCTAGGATATTGGCAAGAATAGCTACTAATCCAAAACACGTTAATAAATTGATAGAGATACATAAGATGGGGTTTTCCAAACAAGGAAGAGGGAAAGCTACGGAAAAAGCTGCATTGTTAGTAAACGATGTTATAGCTGGAGCTTATAAGGAAGGATTGTCAGACGAGGATATAATGTCTATGGTAGGCGCACAGTAAACATGGCTAACGAAGATGGATTGTTTACTAATAGAGCTAAACAGCTTAAGGAAGCTGCTTCTTTAGGATACTCTAATCCCAGAGCATATGTAAGAGGTGCTGGTGCAATCGCTGGAGGTATAGGCGATCTCATGGCGTACCCTTTAGAGGCCATAACTCCTCAATTTGTATCGGAAGGAATAGCATCCTTAGCCCGTAGTGCTATAGAGACAAAACCAGGAAAATACTTAATGAATTTAGCTAAGGAAAATCCAGAGATAGCTAAAGATTTAGGTGCGCTTGTAAACATAGTAGGTATTATTCCGGTAGCAAGAATAGCTACTCAATCAGGGGCCGCTGGTTTAAAGGCTATGGCTAAAGCGTCCAGAGAAGGTAAAAGCTCTAAACAGATTATTTCCGAAGGAGTAAAAAAATCCGCATCCAGACCGGAATTTATATCGGATATAACTAGAAACATGCCCACTCTACAAAGAGGAGGTCCTGTCGGTGACATAATAGATGTGGTTAAAGGGCAAAGAACTCCAAAGGAAATTTTAACTGGAACTAATAAATTTGTAGGGTCCGGTCTACCTTTTTACCCCTACGGTTTACTTTCATCCGGAGGGGAAGCATTAGGAGCTTTACCTTACGCTGCTTTAGAAGCAGTAAGGCCCCGTGCTTTAGCTAGAAGGGAAGGTACTGGACGTGCTTTAAGATCATGGCCTGAAGAAAAAGCATTATTAAAGGACCAGAAATTAAATGTAAACCAAGGAGGAAGATCAGGATCAGAGTTAATGCAATTATCTATGCAATTAACTACTACAGGTAAATTACCTAAAAATATGGGACCTGGAACTCCTATTTTTGATTATTACTATAAAACCGGACCTATGGATATAGATGTAGACAGTGTAGGAATTAAAGGTTCAGCATTTAAAGGGATACCGGACAACATAGCTGATCGTCATCTACACCACATACGAAACGCACATAGTTTAAACCCGAATAAAAAAACAAACGTATTAATAAAAAGACCGGAGAGGGACGGAATAGGTATGGAATTTGTAGGGGCAAAGACTACTACGGCTCCTATTTTAAGAGGGTTTAATAGCGGTTCTTTATTAAAGACATATGAAAAAGTGTACGGGAGTAAAGTTGACCCAAAAGGGATGATTGAAGTAACTCAACTTATTAATGGATTATCTAATAAAAACTTAGGGAAACTTAAAAATGTTTTAGGACAAAAGAAAGAGTTAAGTAGGTCTGAAACTTTTAAATATCTTTTGGAAGCTAGGAAAAAATCACAGTCCGGTAAAAAATTAAGTTTTACTGAAAAACGATATTTAAATGCGTGGGAAGAGATAGGGAACCCATTAGCCACAATAAAGGACACTAAGGGAAATATAATTAGTAACAGTAATTTAGCAGATATTGTTATTCCGGAGGATGGTTTGATACACTCTACCGGATCATTTTTATCTTCCAATAAAGAACTAGGTGGTGTTAATTATTTCCTCACTACCGACATAAAGAACTTAAAGTCCTACGTTACCGGAAGTGATAAAGCAGATTTATTTGATATGGAGGGAGGTAAAGATTCAGTTCAATTATTAATTACTGTACCTACTCAAGTAATAAACCATAACTCTAAAAAAGCCTATAAATTCGATAAAAGCCGTATGAGGTCAAAAAACATTAAACACGATAGAAAGGCTAAAAAAGATATGGTTCAACATAGGCAAGATATAAAGGACATGAAGTTTACTCCGGAATTAAGACATTATAAACAAGCTCTTTCCAATCAGGCACAATTAGGTTCTACTTTTCTCCAGACTGATTCCGGCCTTTTCACTCCTCCGATTGAAGATCAACCTTAAGCCTCTCAAGATACACAGCGGCATCCAGTAACTCCTCTATGGTATGATCTATCCACTCAGGAGCCTTTAGATCATCCCTCATCATCGTACATCCGTACTTCTCCATACCCATCTTACTCCGGTCACTCATCCGTTTCATAACGGTTGCCACGATTGGATCAGGTTCCTCTATAGTTTGTTTACCGGAGAGATACTTAGGAGCCTCAACTACTCTGTATCCTTTAAACCACCTCTGTAAAAAATTAAACATTATCTTACTCTCTCTCTCTTTATAAAATTTTAATGGTATGAATAACAAATACTGCTACATTAACAGCGGTCCAAGCTAGGAAAAAAGTTGTCAACATTAACCACACTCCCTCTGACCAGTATCCGGATCAATAAAACAAGCTGATCCCTCCGGTTCAATCTTATTTAAAATACCATATCTCTTACCGTCTATTCTAAAGGTAGTCACTCCCTTTAGTTTACCTTTCCACGCCTTGATATAGATGTCATGGAAATCCTCAAAAGATACATTGCTACCGACATTAATGGTTTTAGATACAGCACTATCCACAAAAGGTTGCACAGCAATTTGCATATCAAGGTGATCGTCCACGTTGAGTTCATCTGTAGTCTCACCTTTAATGTCGTACTTGCTATACACGTAGTCACGTAAACGAACAACCTGTGGCCCATTTTCCGTCTGTACTGTTCGATCCAATTCATGTTGAAATACTGGCTCTATTCCACTTGAGACATTATCGGCTGTAAAACTTATTGTACCAGTTGGAGCGATACTTGTCAAGTGGGAATTTCTAATCCCGTTTTCCTCAATCTTTTTCCGTACATCCTCAGGAAGTCTTGAGATAAAACTACCGGATAAATACTTATCCTTTTTATAACCAGGGAACGGTCCCTTCTCAGCCGCTAAATCCGCACTAGCGGAATAGGCATCACACATTAGGGTCTTTAGTATCTTTCGAGTGAAGCGTCTGCCAATAGCACTGCCATAGCCGTAGCCACACAAGCTAAGACAATTAGCAAGTCCCGTGACTCCCAAACCCATACGCCGTTTAGTCTTAGCCTCAACTTCCTGTTCACCAAGAGGGTAGGAAGTGCGATCAATAACATTATCCATAGCTCTAACGACATGGGGAATATCCTCTTTAAATGTATTAAAATCAAACTTTTTAGTTTCCATATCTACATACTTAACTAAGTTAAAGGAACCCAGTAGACAAGCACCGTATGGAGGTAATGGTTGTTCTCCACATGGGTTAGTTGCAGAGATAGTTTCCATGTACCACAGGGGATTATCCTCATTAATACGATCTATAAATAAAACCCCTGGCTCTGCCCAATCCCAATTGTTACGCATGATCTCATCCCATAACGCCTTGGCATTGATCTGTCTATATGGTTGACCATCGAATTCCAAAGTGAATGGCTCACCATCCTTAACTCTCTCCATAAATTCATCAGTAACACCCACGGAGATATTAAAGTTTGTCAGTCTGTTCTCATTACGTTTAGCTCTAATAAATTCCTCAATGTCCGGATGGTCAACTCTAAGCACGGCCATCATAGCACCACGCCTATGACCGGCAGACATTATTGTTTGACAAACTGCATCAAAAATCCCCATGAAACTAACAGGGCCACTAGCGGAACTATCAAGACTAACAATCCGGTCACCACTAGGCCGTATCCTACTAAAGTCAAAACCAATCCCGCCCCCTCGCCGCATTGTTTCGGCAGCTTGGGTAGCTCGTTCCATGATGCTTTCCATTGAGTCCTCAATAGCTCCGGACACAAAGCAATTATACGCTGTAACTTCCCTTGGCGATCCCATTGCTGCCTGGACTCTCCCTGCTGGCATAAACCTTTGGTTGAGGAGTATTTTTTTATAACTCTGGCGGTGTTCCTCGTTGTCTGCCATTGCCGCCGTCTGTCTCGCACACGCTTCACTGAACGCTTCATTCGGTAACCTATACTTCTGAGCATGGAGGGTATCACATGCAGGGTTTTGGGGTCCGTACTCTTCCTGTTCCGACATTTATTATCTCTCCCACTACTATCTTGAATTACCTGTAATAAAACTAAACCAATCATTATAATGTTATTTCTTTTTCCTCTTTATCTGCTTCCTTACTAGGAACACCAATAGGTTTATCTATATCTACTATAACACACCTAGCATGAATGTCAAGAGCATAGGGTATTTTTTCATTATACTCCTTAAGAAATCTTGGTATATCTTTAGTTACACAATGTTCTATATCCAACGCACCATTCAAAGCATGCATAGCATTAGTATGGGCCTGTAGGTCCGGAAACAAAACCGTAACCATTAAGATCATAACTTTCATAATTGACTACCTCCGTTAATTAAGTCTGTGAGATTAGGCTCTGTATAATTCGGTCCCTTAAGCACCTTACCGTCTTTATTATGTATAGGCTTCCCTTCATTATCCAACTTGGACATGTTAGAACTATGAACCCTATTAAAAACGACATCAAAATCACCAGGAAAGGTATTAAAACTAATGACAGTGCCGGATACAATATACTGGACATCTGCAAGCTCCTTCAAAAGATTAGCCCACTGTTCCTTAGTACCTTTTTTACCACGTTCTATTTCCATGGAAAGAATATCTATAGCTTCCACAGCCTCAAAGACTTCCTCTAATAATAGTTTTTTTCGAGACTGTAATAAAGACACGCGAGGTTGACTATCTACATCAAGTTCCATAGCCTGATGGAAACGACAAACTTTTTGTTCCCTGGTTATTTGTTTAGGCATCATCTAATGCACCACGTCAAAATCTGTCTTCATTTTAGCTTCCGACAATTCGATAAAACAACTATGGAATAATAAATTAATTGCTCTGGTCAACATTTCCCTTTGCTCCTCAGTACTATCCGGTTTACTTAAATCGGAAATTAATAATCTAACTTGCTCCATACGTCCGACTAAAACATCAGGCGATATATGTATAGCTGGTACTAAACTGTCATCATCCTCCGACAAACTACTCCTCCTCTCCAGTAGGGATCATCATATCGGATAAATCAATGTCAAAGATTTCCCTTAGTTCCTCTTCATTGTCCTCTATAAGTTCACCAAATCTTTCTATAATGTCCTCACTGGTAATGTCCAGGACTTCACAAAGGAAGGAGGGTTCCGCTAACACAGCCAGCCTATTTAAAAATTGATTAGGAGGTAAAGACATTGCGTATTGTATCCACTGTGAACCATCTAAAACCTTCCTTTTCACACCATTCACTCATGTTCATCTTGCTACCCTTTCTTAATTTTTTACGAGGGTTGTGAAGAACAAAAACTAACTCATCAGGCAGATGCAGAGAGTTTTTAATGGCTTTATACTTTTGAACATCACCAGCCCTAAAAAACCCTTTACATTCTATAAGAGTATGTCCATTAACAAAGTCAGGAATATAATTCCGGTGAACAACATAAGGTATTTTAAACTTTTCATAACTAAAAGAGTTACCTAAAATTATACCGACTTGTTCCTCAAACTTATTTCGATACTTTTTTGTTTTCACTTTTTTTACTAACTAGACTACGGGTAAGAGCTTGTGTCATACCGCCAGTTTGGGAAATAAATGGTGAACCATGTAGCTCCCATCCATCATTAAGAAGATCAGTGACAGTCTCTTCAAACCGATCATGACGGGTAGCATTTACAACTCTAAATTCCATACTCATGATGCTTTATCCCCTTCTTTTTCTTCTATGGAACCCACCGGAGATATAGCCTGGAGTTGTGTCTCCACTTCCGTAATCCGGTCCTGTATACGCATCTTAGCGTGTTCCAGAGACTCCTTTTCCCCCTGTAGTCTTTTCCGTTTGATCTCATTGATCTGGCTTTCGGAAACCACAATCACCTGGGGTTGGAAAAAGGTATTAAACATATCATGTATCATCATTTCTTTACTCCTTTTTTTAGTGCCTTAGTTAGAACTTTCCTAACGTCCTCCTCACTTTTGGACTCTTGAATTCCCTTAGTCATGTCGATGGTCTTATTGTTTGGTAGTATCATTGTAAATTTAGGCATTGTTAATCTCCGGTACATTAGGTGGGTTGACAACTTTACTTAAAAATCTAGGACCGCCAGCGTAGGCGAATACTCTTAAATTTGGATAGCAATGTTTTTTGTACTGGCAATAGGAACACATAGTAGATAGTTTTAAGTTGCCAGACTTGCCATCCGGAATGACGCTTGAGCATTGAGAGGGACGTTCTTCTCCCTTTACGGACTTTTTTACCTTCTCCACGCGCTCCTCTATGTCCTCACTGTAGAACTCATACATAGGATGTTCCGTATCGTCCAGGTCATACGTCAGGACACATAGATGACCATTCTGTTTATCCATTGCCAGATATGACCACTTCCGTTCCCCCTCCGAATGGGCATAAGCCTTCACCTGATCTATATATCCGAATGGATCATCAGCGGCTAGGGAACCATCTTTAAATTTTTTGAAACCATAGGAACTGGTGGACTTAACATCCACTGTCTCACCGTCGATCTTACAGTCCATGTGTCCCTTAACACCACGGACTTCACATTTCTTTTGTTCATCGGTAACCTTATGTCCGGACATACGGACAAGGAACAAAAGCATCTCCTCTATGATATGACCATACATAAATTTAATATAGGTATGGGGAAGTATTTTCTCCCCTACCCATTTATTAAAACTAAACCACTGGACACGCTCCGGTCTACCTATAGCCGATAGCCTTAGTCCCTTACGGTTTTGATAGTTATCATTAGGTAGGAACTGGTCACGCATGAGAGCCTTCATAGCCTCACCAAACTTTTCAATCTCCGCTTCCGGATCAACATCCTTAGGGACATTCCGGTTTTTCATTAAGGAATAAATGTCCTCAACTAATGTTGATAAAGTTTTACTCATTTACTACATCCTTTTCCCATGTAAACATATCAGTATTTTTATCATAAAATAGAAACTGAACATCTAAGTTTTGTTGTATTTTAGTCTTTTTTAAAGTAGGAAATATTCCTGTAGCTTTAGCTGGAGATAAAGTTTTAACGTCAATTAACATAACTTTGTTATTTACAGTGTCCAATGAAATTATATCTACAGGACCAGTGGAAGATTCATTTCTAAATACTTCAAACCCGTTATCTAATAGAAAAGATAAGGCTTTTATTTCCGACATATCCCCTTGTCTTTTAGCGCAGATTTCTAGTGTGTATCTGCCCATGTTTTCCCTACCTTATATTCACCGTCTAAAGGACAACGGAGGTTAAGTTTAATTCCAGCTGCTTTGATACATTCCACCGCAAGCCATCCAAATTTTTCCGCTTGATCTTCCCTAACTTCCGCTTGAAATTCATCGTGAATATTTCCTACAAACTTATAGTCTATACCATGTATTGTAGCGTATTCATTTAAGAGTGTCAAGGATTTTTTCATAACAACTGAAGCAGCAGACTGAAGAAGAGTATTAAGTGCAGCATGTTTACTCCTTATAATAAGTTTACGTCCATCTAATCCTTTAAGGTATCCTCGAATAGAGGCATGTTCAACTCTCTCTCGTAAGTGTTTAAGAGAAGGCGTGTTTTGGAGAAATAATCGTTTAAGTTCTGCTCCGTCTCTTTTAGTACCACCAATGATGCTTCCGATTTTAGCGTCCCCTGCTCCATAGAGGAAAGCATAGATAAAAGTTTTAGCACTGTCTCTTGTTTTAAGTCCAGCATTTTTCTGGTTAGTTGCATGGATGTCTCCGTTGATAACTTCATTGGTGTACTCCTTATCGTCCATATAATGACATAACATTCTTAATTCAATTCCGGCGGCATCTGCCCCCACTAATTTCCTACCCTCAGGGACCGTCCAGCAACTCCTACAATCACTTCCGTATGGTGAGTAACTAGCAGGGACCTGGGACATATTAGGGCTACTGTGGGTCATTCTACCCGTCACTGCCCCTATTGTATTAACGTACCCATGAACCCTACCGTCTTTTTCCACG